CGTTTAATGAAGAACTAACAAATACACCATTAACACCGGTAATTGTTATTGTTTGTGCACTATCATCTATTTTTAAGTAATTAGTATCGTCACCAAAGTAGTTGAAATCTGCATTACCTTTAAAGTGAATATCATTACCCGAAGGTGCCGCAGTATTATAAATTTGGAAATATCTTGCATCATTAACATCAGGTTGTAAAAATATATTTCCAACACCTTTAATTTCATTAGTTACGATTAAAGAAGAACTTATTATTTGTTCACCTATAAAAGTATTTGAACCAGTTGTTGCAAATGAACCCGTTGGTATATTTGGAATACTACCACTCAAAGTATATCTTGTATCGTATGATGATGTTAATTGAGACGAAGAACTTATTGCTCCACTTAATGATGTCAAAAACGAACCTGTTTCACTTTCAGTAATCCAACTTCCACTTACACTTTCAATTGCGTTTAATCTATTTACCAATGATGATGTAGATTGTGATGCGGTATATTCGTTAAACGAAGATGTTTGCAATCTCGCACTAATTCCGTTTGTGAATGCAGTATTTAATGATGATTGCGAAGATGTGAATGAATTTAAAGAAGTTATATCAATTGAACTACTAACAAATCCCAATGCAGTTATTTGAGTAGATGAACTTATTACACTTCTACCTTTGGTTTCAAACGAAGATGTTACGGATTCTAAAGATGATAATCTATCTCTATCTAATATATTAACTCTAGAAGTAACTGCATCCGCAAGAACATCCAATTCTATTTTATAGGTTGTTCCATTATCCACACCAACTATCACCGTGTCAAGTGATGCCGAATTTAATGCTGTTAGTTCCGATATTCTTTTTCTTGCCGTTGCCATCTTATATAATTAAATCTAAATCGTTTTCGGTTGATAAAACTATGTTATTTTCTGCTGCGATAGGTATTTCTACCAATTTACCTATAACATAAATATCATTTATTGTCACATTATCAAAATCAATGTACCTATCATTTAATTTTATAACTACATTATTTTCAATTTGATTAACCGTATAATTTCCGGGTATGTGTAAACCAAATGTCAATATTTCAAAATTATTAGGAGAAGCACCTTCGGTTCCATAATCCAAACTTACATTATAAATTGTAAGTGTATTTTCGGAATTATCAAATGCATCTACATGTCTACCAACATATCTAACACTATGTTCTAAAATTTCTTGATAAAAATCTGATATTTTATTTTTGTTATTTACTAATTTTATTGGGTTTGGATTAGATTTTGTATTTGAATTTAATTTGGTTGAAATTGTAGTATTGAATGATGTATTATAATTATATGCAATAGATGCACTCAATTCTAACATAGCTTGTTCTTGTGGTAATGGATTCCCATTTTCATCTCTACCATCAAATGATGCCGATAATGATGATTGTAATTTATAATCATCTATTAAATTATCCAAATAGCCAGAACCTGACAAATTATTTAAATTAATTTGTTTCATAACTCTATTGAGTTTTCTTGCATTTGAATTAAATTGTTTAAGCATATTGTTCTATATCTCCCGTTATTTCAATATAATCACCGGCATCCAAATTAAATTCAAACTGATTTTTTATAAATTTAAAAATAAGTCCGGTGGATGTTTCTTCTACTATATAATCTCTTGGAGAAATGTGTTGAGTATTTATTATAACACGTATTCTATCTTGTGTTACTCTATAATCAATTTCTCTTAAAATACTTACAAATCTCCAACCTTTTGCTTCCCATATAAAATAATCCGCATCGTTTAATTTAACAGGTGTAAGTGTTACATCTTGTGGTTTTCTACTTATTTTTTGAGTTATATCTAAAAGCGTTCTTTTCATTAAACATCTATAAATTTACCCGTAATTGTAATTTCATCACCACTATCAACTATAAATCCTAAAATTGATTGACTAAAATTAATAGTCAAACTATTTGGTGTAGTAAAATTAATTTGAACCGTAAAATGTGTATTGTGATAATAACGAGTTCCATTTATATAAAGTTTTACATCATAAGAATCACTACCGGCAATTATTCCAGTTGTAACCACAGATGTTAATGATGGTGGCGTTTTTATTAATTTTATATCTGTAAAAGTAATAGTATTATTTGAAGTGGGATTTTGTATTTTACTATTATTTAACGATAGAAAATCAATAAGGTCTTTATTATCATAATATGGTGATGGTGTAGTTAAAAATCCTTCTAATCTACCCGTTCCACTTGTAACATCCACTTCAGTAGCTACTACAACTCTTTTTGTTGACATGGATTTTCTTGTAGTCAATTCTCCATCAAATTTTTCCGGTAATAAATAGGCCTTTACATTTAATGAAAATTCCACTCTATTAATTCTTTCCGTTCCTTCACCAACTTCATTTACTACATTAAATTCTCCAACTGATGTTCTAAATTTAAATTTTTCCTTATCTCCCCAATATGATGATGCAAAATTAAGTTGTTCAATCACCTCATTTAATTGTTCTGTATAAGATGTCCAACACATACAATCGTAGTTTACCTCAACATAATCAGGCATTGCTATTCGAAATATTTCATATTTTGGTTTTACGTCCCCACCCAATGCTGTAAATCTATCGTATCTATTATCTTTTGACCATTTTGTAATTGCAGGGTATGAAATATGTCTATTTGGCATTGACATTGTTTCATCTTTTGCAATAGATGTTCTTCTAATCATAAGAAGTGGTAACTGAATTTTACTATGCGTATCTCTATAAACTCCTTGCCTTCTTGCACCATTCCATCTTTCCGAATTACCATATATAACAGGTATCTTAATTGCAGCACCTTTTCCATCTTTTAGAGTCGGTAAAACCGTATCCTCTAAATAAGACATCATAGCATAATCTATATCAAATAACGTTACACTTTTTTTAAGGTCTTTTTTTGATGATTTTATTTCTTTACCTCTATTAAGGTCGGGTCTTAATGGATTTACTGACATTTATTATTAGTTTATTTTTTCTTCTATATTAAGATTTGATTTAGATACCATAAATGTAGTACATATAATACTCCAACTTCTTCTTTCCTCTTCTGTTCCTGGTAATCCACCTACAAATTGAATTTCATTTGTATTATCTATTTCAAAATATCCATCGTTAAAATAAATAACATCTCCAATTTCTGGGTATGCGTTTGCTTCTCTACAATGTTCTCTATCAAAACGGAATTCTATATTTTGGTTTGTTTCCGGTCCGAATCCTTCATATGTAATTGATTCCGGTTCTTTATCTATCAAACAATACAATTGAACACCTTTATGCCAAGTTTTATTCATAGATTCACCATATATGTTTACTTTTGTTTCGTTTAAATTTACTTTATACAAAACGCAAGTATTTTGAATTACGGTTTCTACCAATTCTCTTGCAACATTTCTAAAAAATTCGATATCTCTTCCTACTAAAAACTTTGGCATATTATCCTACATATATTTTTAAAGGTACTTTTCTTAACATTTCTTGTTGATGGTCTGCTTCGTGAGATTTGTTTTCCATCACATTCTTTCTACTCAATTCTTCTAAATTTTCTCTCAATTGAGTTATAAGTGCATCCTTTTCAACCTGTGCTTCTGCTCTTAATGCTGCTCCATCTAATGATACTTCACCATCAGGTATTGGTACTGAATTATATTTTTCTCTAATTGCACCCAATAATTCTTTCGCCAATGCTAATGTATATTTTCTAATCCACTGCTTTCCAACATCATTTATATTTCTATATTGAATAAAATCATATGGAATATCGGAATAATCAGAAAGTGATTCGGGTTGAATTATTTGCGAATCATGTTCAAATTCATCTCTATCAATATATTCAAAATATATTTTTGCGGGTGAATTTTCCGTAGGTACCGGGAATATTTCTAATTTATTATCAACTATATTAAATGTATGTGCTGATTTACGGATGTGGTCGTTGAATTCAATTTGTTGCATTCTTAAAACATCCTCATATAAAGGCATCATTAAGAATTGTGCAGCAGGTGAATAGTTACCAAACCCCAATTCACTAATTAAGTTTAGTGTACCCTGTGCACCAACTGAATATGGGTCGAAGAATCTTGTGATTGCAGGAATTGCTTCATGATAGACCTTCATAACATCTACAGTCGAACTACCGCTGTATATTTCAGAAAAACTTCTACTTGTTTTAACATCAACGGCACTTGTTATTAAATCATATATTTGAACAGATGATGTTAAATTTATATATGCTTTTTTGATTGATGTATTACCACCAACACCAGCTAATGTTCCATATTGTTGAGACATACGAACCGTTGTAGGTAGGAATGAACCATCTACAAGAGTTTGTGAAAAATTTGCAACCTTTCCTTTGGGTTGTCCTTTAAGGATATCAAGGTTATTTCTTAAATTGAATTGGTTAACTTGTGCGGAGTATTCCGAAGTTGCTTCTTCAAAACATGCCCAAATTTGTTCATTATCTAATTCGATATTAATAATTGGGTATCCTAAACGTTTTGCAACCCATACCGATGTTTTTGGCGCGTCGCTTGTAAATTCCGAATCGGAATCATAAATCCCAAAAGGAGTCGAACTACCTGATACAAATGTTCCTGCTCCAGACCAATAATTGTTATATGACATTTATTAAAATTTATAGAGTTATACACCTATAAATATAGAAATAAAAAAAGAGGAACAATTTCTTGTCCCTCTCTTTTATATTTTAAGTTTAAAACTTAATTAATTACTCAAATTAAAGAGTATTTAAACCATCAACGACAATCTTACCGTAGAACTCTGGTCTTACGATTTTCTTAGCGTATCTAGTCATAACACCTCTTCTTGGAGTGAAGTTAACTGGGTCGTAAACTAATGGAGTCATAATCAATGGTACATAAGGTGCGTAAACTGCTCCTGTTTCGAAGAAGTTAGAACCTTTGAAACCTAATAAGATTACGTTTTCAGTCATATAAGGATTCTTATATACATCGTATCTATTAGAGAT